CCTTGCAACCACTACCCTGTAGCTAGTCACTTGCCGGCCACTCCGGCACACACTTTCTTCCTCTGTCATTGAAGGTCTGACTGGGCATAACGCGCCTTTCGTACGCGCCCCCCAGCCACATTTAAGGCGACCGGCCGAGACAAACGGAACTGGTAAACGGGACCGCTGACACCCCCCCCCTTCACAGCAACAGAACAGAGCGAGTCATGTTCTGAGGCTGCTTCACGAAGAGGAAGGATCGCTAAACCGCGTCCGGCGTCCTACGGCGTTAGGCCGACCAGGAAGGAAGAAAGTTGAAGTGTGCGAAGTGCGACACACCGCGCAAACACGCACATACTACTCTGGAATTGGGCAACCAGAGCTAGTAAGGATGCGGAGGTTCGCAATCGAGATAAAGACGTCCGTCTTCCATCTCAAACCTCGGCCCCCCTTCAGCAGGAAGGGCAGACTCCGAAAGAACGACCTCGCCACGGAGACGAGGAACAGAAGAAGGTTGACGGACTCCGAAGCTAACTTCGGTACCGCGCCAACCTCGACGGCGAGCCTCAAAAAAGGCCGCCGAAGGTTTCTGAAGGGTGCCCCGAAAGGCATCCCAAGTAACAGGCTTCTGTTCGGTCTGGAAAGACCGACCGTTCAACCAAAGGTCAAACTTGACCTCAGCTCTCTCAACAGGAGTGGTATCATGCCGAAGCACGTACCTGCCGTCATCAAGCCCAGAACCTGGCTGCAAAACAGCCCAGGAGCGTCTCTTCAGACGACGCTCGTACTTGAAAGACTCAAGCACCCTGAGATTGAAACCGAGAGAGCTGGGTAGAATGACCCAGCGGGATCTGCTCTTCGCGAGGACGAAAGCAGACTCCCATTTATCGCCGGCTGCATGACAAACTGCAGCCTGGTGCACGTGACCAGAGAAGTCAGCGGTACCTCCACCTCTCCTAAGGTGGACAACCTCCTTCCACTTCCCACTGGCCTCCCGAAGGAAGCAAGTGGAATTGATCTCAGCGACGGACTTAAAACGGCCAGTCTTCTGCTCATTAATGATAGCCCAGTCAGGGTAATCACTATTGAGAACGGGTGACGGACTGCTTATAAGACAGTCGTCACCGTTGATCAAGATCGATGCATCACGACCCCGAGTCGCCCACTTGGCAGCGACATAGGACTGGATGCAAAGAAGAGGGAAAGAGAGGTAGGTGCCCATCATCTGGCCATGCGTGACATCACCGCTGAGGGACGGTGAGGACGCATGGGGACGAAGGGAATCGTGAGCCCCGACCCGGATGGGGCCGGGCACGTTTCTGCAGCGCGCAAGGAGCGCACCAAGGATGGTATCTGCTACGTCTAACCTGAGGTTATCCGAAGCGCCAACCAAATCGATGGAAGTCTGCCAGTCAAACTGACAGACCCTCGAGATGGTGGAAGCGGTTGGGGGACCAACCAGAATCCATTCCTTGCGACCCAACCACGAGTAGATACACTCGTGGAGAGGTCCAAGGGTATCCCAACGATAAGTCGGGACACCCATGGGCCTCAACTTCCCAGCAGAAGGAACCTCCGAGAAACGGAGATCCCAGCCGCCGACCCAAGAAGGGACGGGACCACCCGCCTGAACAATGCCCTGAAACTCTTTGTAAGAAGAGTTTGCAGACCATTTTTCAGACGCGAACCCACGATCGTTGCGAGACGACCGCTTGGGGAAATAATTCTCGCAGAAACGAGAATAATCCCGGTCCCACCCCAAAGGGAAGGCATCTTCGACAACCTTGCGCGTAAACGCAAGGTAGTCGAGGGAAGAAGAGGGGGCAGAAAGTGAGCAAGCCTTGGCAAACCAGGGCTCACGAGAGGAGGAGGGGCGATGAAGGGAGCAAGAGGTGGAGGGCAGGCCCTTCTTTATGGAACTGACACTGTGTGCCAGTTCCCACCTTTGCTTCCGCCCAAGGCGGGAAAAGAGAGGAAGTCCGTCGGGACCCCAACCGCGCTGGACGCGAGGAAAGGGGACAGAAACCCGAGAGGGACCGGGAGGAGAGAGAAGGAAGAGGAGATACTTGCCAAGATCGGCGGGTCTCAAGCACGGTAACTCGCCTTTCCCTAGGGAAAAGCGCAACCGAATAGTCTTGAGGGCCGACCCTATGGTCTCCTCAGTATCAGCCGCTATACGGCGACAGATACAGCGAACCCCACCACCGCAAGCGGTTTGACGTGGGGCAAGACGCGGCGGACAAAGTCCATCGTGCAGCATATTCCGAAAGAAAAGAATATGTGGGTAGACTCAATCGAGT